TAAATGGAGGTAATGGCCCCGATTGGGACATTCCCAATAACGACATTGATACAGTATCCCATGCTGTCCTTGAACGCGTATTTTTCGTCAAGGATGAACAGGGGGGATTCCGGCGCGCTCCTAAACCATGGAGCCATGATTCTATAAACGCGCAAGGTAATCCTGTAGCTCAGGCCAGGAGTTACGTACAGGACAAGTTTTCACATTTCAACCGAGATATGGTGAGATGTTCAAAGATTAACGGATTAGTCAGCCCGTACACGAACCAAGAGTTCTTAGAGTGTTACGGTGGGGCGAAACGTAAAATATACGAACAATCGGTTGAAAGTTTGGAGGATAACCATCTTCAAGCACGTGATAAACGCGTGAAAGTATTTCCAAAGGATGATTACTTAAAGCCTGACGGGGCACCTCGGGCAATACAACCACGAAGTCCACGTTTCAATGTCTGTTTGGGTAGGTATCTAAAACCACTTGAACATCAAATTTTTGCGGCAATCGACGAGATATTTGACGGAACAGGAGAACATAAGACAGTAGCTAAGGGAATGAACATGAATGAGCGAGGTAACGAAATTAAGGGGATGTGGGATAGATACGTGAATCCAGTTGCAGTAGGATTGGATGCATCACGTTTTGACCAGCACATTAATACATTGTTGTTAGAACATGAACACAATATATACAGAATGTGGTCGACAGGCAAAGAGGACGACCTTCCCAACTTAAATACTTTACTTGCAGCCCAGCTCAAGAACAAAGGTGTGTATGTGGGTATTGATGGCATATTACGGTACAAGGTAAATGGGTGCCGAATGTCAGGCGATATGAACACTAGTTTAGGAAATGTTATCATCATGTGTAGTCTAATGTATTCATATTTTAAAGATAAGAATATGTTTGGCAAAGTTTCCCTCCTAAATGACGGCGATGACTGTGTCATTATTATGGAGAAAAGGCGCTTGGAAGCGTTCACCAGTGACTTGAAGGATTGGTTTTTGCGAATGGGTATTACTATGGAATTCGACGGAGTGTATCACACACTAGAGGAGGTTGAATTCTGTCAGGCTCGTCCGGTATTTAATGAGGAATTAGGGTATGTGCTAACACCACGGCCCACTAAAAGACTGTATAGCGATGTGATTTCAACGAAACACTTGGAATCCAAGAAAGTGTATCGCAAACAGTTGGGCGCGATAGCAGGATGTGGTTTAGCCATATCCAGCGGAACCCCTATATTCCAACAATTTTATACCTGGATGGGCAGAGGAGCCACACCATGGATTCCTCGTATGGGCGATTATTACTACAAGTATCGTCAAGAGCTGATAGATGGTATGA